GGTAGAATGTCCCGTGAACAAAAACTTGAACACGTTGAAATACTTACAACCTTGCTTGAAAAACAGCAAGTGATGTATACTAGACTATCTCTTTCTGATGACCCAAAGGCCATCGAGATGAAAGATAATCTACGCAAATCAGTTTCAATGATGGGTTTCCCACCAGAGACTGATATGATGACTTTATTCAGTAGTATGAATGCTACAATCAAATCTCTCAAAGACTATATTGACGACTGAGAGAATTTCTGCTATACTATCCGAGTAAATCCAAAACATCCAAACTAATCTAAGGTAATCTAAATGTCTTTTGCTGATCTTAAGAAGCAATCCAAACTGGGTTCTTTGACACAAAAACTGGTCAAGGAAGTCGAAAAAATGAATAATGCAGGTAGTTCAGGAGATGAACGTCTGTGGAAACTAGAATGTGATAAAGGTGGCAATGGTTATGCCGTTATTCGTTTCCTTCCTGCTCCTGAAGGTGAAGACCTCCCATTCGTCAAACTCTATTCCCATGCCTTCCAAGGTCCTGGTGGATGGTATATTGAGAACTCTCTGACAACTCTGAGTCAGAAAGACCCAATGTCAGAATACAACACGATGCTGTGGAACAACGGCACCGATTCTGGTAAAGAACAAGCACGTAAGCAGAAACGTAAACTGACTTATGTCGCAAATATCTATGTTGTAAAAGATCCTGCTAATCCTTCTAATGAAGGTCAGGTAATGCTTTACAAATTCGGTAAGAAAATCTTTGATAAGATTACTGCCGCAATGCAACCTGAGTTTGAGGACGAGGAAGCAATCGATCCGTTTGACTTCTGGCAGGGTGCTAACTTCAAACTGAAGGCAAAGAATGTTGCCGGTTATCGTAACTATGATTCTTCAGAGTTTGCCCGTCAGGATGCACTTCTGGAAGATGACGAAGCAATGGAAGCAATATGGAAGAAAGAGTATTCTCTCGAAGATTTTGTTGCTCCCGATCAATTCAAGTCTTATGATGATCTGAAGAAGCGTCTTGATTATGTTCTCGGTATCAAAGGAACGACTAAGTTCCAAGACCAAGAATCCGTTCAGGAAGAAGAAGAGTTCCGTCAACAGAATCGTGCAGAATCAAATCCTGTCCCTCAGTCAATGAAGGAAGAACTTGATAGTCTGTCACCTACCAAGACTGATGATGACGATGATGATACACTCTCATACTTTGCCGCACTCGCAGCAGACTAAGTAAGATGGGGAGGGAAACCTCCCCTTTTTTATGGATTTGTAACTCTAGTATTTTCTGTTCTGATTAGATTGTCGTCAACATATTCTGATGAACGATCATAAATCATAATTTCTCTCATATCATTCAAAAACTGCTGTAAATATGATGGTTTTAGTAGATATATTGATGATTTTTCATTATTTTTTCTAACTTCATATTCATAGTTATTGATATTAATCACAGGATTTAAAGTAGTTGCAGTATTCGAAGGATTTGGAATTGTAAAATCTTCATCTACAACTTTACCTGCCGGAAGAATCAATCTACCTTGAGTATCTTTTACTTCTGTTGTTTCATAATGATGCACGGAAGATAATCCAGTAACACCATACTTATTTTCTGAATATCTATAGAGGTCACGATTTGACAGTGGCCACTGATCTCTGACTCTTGTAATATTTGCCGTCATTAAAACGACCCAATCAAGTTCTGCACTTCCATAAAGTTCTTCGGCAACTGTATCGGGTCTTGCACCCTCTACAATTTCATACTTATCAAAAATGGTGAATACATTTTGTAAGTCATCACGTAACTTATTTCTTCTGAATAAATTCTTAACTCTCAAATAATTTTGAGAAGAATTGCTGTCAGATAAAAATGATTGATAGTCTAATTCTGGTAGTTCTCTGAAATATCCCATTTTAGTATCCTACTCCTCCGGGTGTTGCTGGATCCTGACCTGGTGCATATGGACCAGTATACGGAATATAATCAGTATTATAAATTGGTTCGAGTTCTTGAAATGTTAAGTCCATAATCATTGATACTGGTGTTCCATCTTCATAAGTTGTGTAATTACCCTCTCCTGTATAATTGACATTTACGGACGATAAAAAACACTGTTTAAATTTATGTAAGAATGAGTGTGGTTGACCACCCTGTCTATATCTCAATTCAAAAATATCTGGAGTTTTTAAGAAAGTTTGTCCATCTACTTTTGGTGCCATATGATATTTAAATGTTCTTATAATATTTCTAATCTCTTCTGCTTCTTTTGGTCCTCTGGGCACGAATTTGAATTGAAATCTAAAAGTGCGAAGACTTGGACCATTAAATAATAACTCCATATTTGGATTTAAAATTTGTCCTGTTGATCTTGCTAAAATTTGAGCTGGAGTAATATTAATATTAGCAATAGCGACTGCCTTTGACGCTAATATTCTAGTTACAAATCCTGCGGCTCCTTCGACTCCTCCAGCTGCCTTTTTAATATTCCCTGCAGTTGCTGATACTGCACCAATAGTAGATTTTAGACCATCCATCACATCCGCATTTCCTGCATTATCCACATAGTCTCTACCGGTATTCATGATATCCATCACTCCACCGACTGCGGCACCGGCAATACTATTCAGATTTGATGATTGATACGATACTGAATTGCTATCAGAAATACTTGATGGTATTGGTAATAATATTGTTGCCTTTGATGCTTTTTTGGAGTTTTGTCTTATTCCTCCTGCTCTTGCACTTATGGAGGTTGTAGATATATCTTTATTAATTGGATTCCCATCATCATCATTTATCTCTACATTAATGTTCTTGGCACGATTAGTAGCCTTAATTGCAGTATATTCAATAACATCTATCTGCAAATAATCAGTCCTCTCTGTAAAAGCAGTATATGGATATCTTAGTATAGGTTTCGTACTATTTTGTGGCATCTGCCTTACTTTTTAGTTATTTAGAACGAACTTTAGCAAAACCGAGTTCTATCACATCAGACATCTCTTCTGGATAGATTTCGTAGAGTCCACCAATGATTTGATTGTAATCATATTGCCTTCTACTATTCTGCGTATTCCAATGAAAATTAATTCCACGAAACCCCCAAGAGAATACTTCGGTAACACCTACAAGAGGGTGTTGGTCATACTGCATTCCTGGTGTCTTGGCATTATAAAAGAAGGTATAATATTTTCCACTAGAAGGAACCTTACCACCTTCGGATAAAACACTGATTAATTCAGTCATAATATCATCAGCAGTTTCGATACCAATTAAAGTATCAACAACACCACGCACACGATTATCATTATCTTCTGTTGGATTTCTTCTTTGTTGGAGTGTTTTTCTTGGCATTACTTAATACCGAGTTCGTTTTCTGTAAGGACCTTAAACTCATAACCATGATCTAAACACCATTCTTTAGCGGCATTCCACTTTGCCTGATTTTTAGCATACTCAACGACTTCATAGATATAACCTTTTGTCTTTCTTTGTTTGACTTTAGGTTCGATACACTGCTTAAATGGTTTGATTTCAATAATCATTTTTTTAATCATACCATTTGATTCTTTGACNTTAATATAAAAGTCTGGAAAGTATCTGTGGTATCTGTTATCAATGGGTGANCGATAGGGAACAATAACTTCTTCACTTCCCCATTCTAAAATATTCTGGTTATTGTCACAATAAACCATGAATTTTCTTTCCCATAAGGAACGATATACGATGTTATTGGGATCACCCTTATACTTTTTAGGATAAGATGGTTTATATTTTCCCTTATAGGACATCTAAATAACTAATAATAAAAGACCATATAGGATATTTAGTGTGGCAGTAAAACCTATAGTAAAATTCATTAGAAACTCTAGAGGTGGAGATGGTAATGTAGATCCTCAACGTTTATTTGGAAATTTAGCACAGACTAATCACTATCAAGTAGATTTTTCATCTCTTGGGGTTTCAGATTCTTCCAGGTTTGGAACTTTTGGTGGTCAAGGACTTTTGGATCATATAGAGTCTAAGTTTGGAGTTAATTTAGATTTTATTTCTCGTAATTCTGGTCTTCTTTGTTCTGAAGCATCATTACCAGGAACTAGTCTTGCGACGGCAGAAGTAAAAGACAACTTTATGGGAATATCGCAAGAATTTGCCCATACGAGATTATACACTGACTTTGATTTTACTTTTTATGTCGATAATGATTATAATAATTTGAGATTTTTTGAGGGATGGATTGATTTTATTTCAAGTGGCAGTGAAATTAATGAAACTATACCTCGCACAGGTAGAAACGGTGATGGAGCACTTCCCTCACAATCTAATTACTATCGTAGAATGAGATATCCCGATAGTTATAAGTGTCAGACAATATCAATTACTAAATTTGAAAAGAATTTTGGACCTAGAATGACATATTCAT